GAAACTTGGCTGCTTCCTGGTCATGGAATAGAGCGCCATGCGATATCGGTAGTCAGAGTTGCCAGGCAAATAATGACCAACGTAATGTATGATTTTAGCCTTAAACGCCTTCAGATAGCCGTTTCAACCCAAAACGATACCGCTTACAGATACGCAAAAAGTCTGTATTTTGAAGAAGAGGCTATAATGAAGAACTATGGCCCTGAAGGTGCGGATTACAGATTAATGGTGAGGTTATCATAATGGGTGGTATTTTTAGTAAACCTAAGACTCCGAAGCCAGACCCTTCGATTGCAGAGGCGCAAAAGAAGCAAGAGGCTCGCTTACAACAACAAGAAACAACTGAAAAGATGAAAATCTCTTCTAGGGCAAGAGCTCGTAGAAGTGGTGGTCTACGGTTGCTTATGTCATCAGGAGTACCGCAGCAGCAACAGCAAACTGGCGGGTCCTCTACTAAACTAGGTGGCGGCCAATGACCAAGATTAAAGAAGATGCCCGCGTTCATCGCCGGGCAGTAGCGCAACCGGCGCCAGAGCCGGCAGTCGAGGCGAAACCAAAGGCTACGCGGAGCAAAGATAGTGACGCTAAAAAGGCACCAAAATCCAAAGGGCGGTCTTAACGCAGCCGGGAGAAAACACTTCGGGGTGAAGGCGCCGGTGAAATCCGGTGATAATCCCAGACGCGCTTCCTTTCTCGCGCGTATGGCGGGCGTCTCAGGCCCTGAGCGTGATAGTAAGGGGCGCCCAACCCGGCTATTGTTATCGCTTCGGGCCTGGGGCGCTTCTTCTAAAGCTGATGCTAGGTCTAAGGCTGCGGCTATAAGCAAACGGAATGAGGCGAAAACGCAAAATGCCTAAATTAAATGTACCAAATATCATGGAACGTGAGGCCAAAGCCCAGGCTAGAAAAGATGAGTGGCGTTCTATTTACGAAGATTGTTATGAGTTTGCATTACCGCAGCGCAACCTTTACAGCGGTTACTACGAAGGCAAGGTGGCTGGCAAAGGCAAGATGGCTAGGGTGTTTGATAGTACAGCTATCCATGCTACGCAGCGGTTTGCTAATCGTCTCCAGGCGGGGCTGTTTCCTCCTTACAAACAATGGTGCCGCCTGGAACCTGGCTCAGCAATACCAGAAGATGATAAAGAAACGGCACAAGAGCTGTTTGATGAATATAACAAACGTATGTTTGATACGCTACGACAGACAAATTTTGACTTGGCGATGGGCGAGTTTTTGCTAGAGCTGGCTGTAGGTACAGCTGTAATGATGATCACGCCAGGGGATGAGTCAACGCCTGTTCGCTTTACGCCTATCCCACAGTATCTGGTCGCTTTGGAAGAAGGGCCTTATGGCACTGTTGATAATGTTTATCGTAAACAGCGCATGAAGGCAGAGGCTATATTGCGAGAGTTCCCAGACGCAAGGTTATCTGTGGAGCTGCAAGAGGCTATCGACAGGGCGCCGGACAAAGAGTTGGATTTGTTCGATTGTGTTTTGTTTGACCAAGAAACAGGGCGTTATCATTATCACGTTATTTGGCCTTCTAAAAAGCAAGAAATTGTTTATAGAGAAATGCGCAGCAGCCCGTTTATTGTTGCCAGATACAGCAAGATTGCCGGCGAAATATACGGCCGAGGCCCGCTAGTAACGGCTATTAGCGATATCAAAACACTTAACAAGACCCTAGAGCTGGTATTGAAAAATGCCAGCCTGGCGATTGCCGGCGTTTATACAGCTGCAGATGATGGGGTTCTTAACCCGCAGAATATTAAGATACAGCCTGGCGCTGTTATCTCTGTTGCTAGAAACGGCGGGCCGCAGGGCGCGTCACTAACGCCGCTGCCGAAAGCCGGTGACTTTAACACCAGCCAGATTATCATCAATGATTTGCGGATGAACATCAAAAAGATATTGATGGATGATACGCTGCCGCCGGACAACATGAGCGCCCGGTCTGCTACGGAAATTGCAGAACGCACCCGCGAGCTGGCTACTAACCTGGGCAGTGCTTTCGGCAGATTGATACAGGAAACCCTGGTGCCGATTGTTAGCCGCACCATGTTTGTTATGGATCAACAGGGGTTGATTGACCTGCCGCTAAAGGTGAACGGTGTCCAGGTTAAGGTAACGCCGGTATCTCCCCTGGCACAAGCACAGAAGCTGCAAGAGATTAACGATGTGGTCCAGTATATGCAGATTGCCAATCAGATGGGGCCGCAAGGCCAGGTAACGGTATCTGTCCCGCGTGTGCTTGAGTTTATTGCTGAGCGCTTGGGCATTGAGCAGACGCTGCTTAATAACCCAGAAGAACAGCAAATGATGATGCAGCAGATGCAGCAGATGATGATGGCCCAACAGGCGCCGCCGGAAGCAGAGCCGGCGCCCGGAACTGAGGAACAAATGGTATGATGGAAGAAGGTTGGGACGGCCTATCCCCGGTTGATATAGAACAGCCGAAGGCAGAAGATTTAGATATTGTTTATGCAAAGGCTTTTAAGACAGCTGAAGGCCAGAAGGTGCTAAGTCACCTTAGAGGCATTACTATCGAGCAGCCAACTTGGGTGCCCGGTGAAGATGCCAGTTTTGGCTATGCTAGAGAGGGCATGGCAGAGCTGGTTCGTATGATTGAAAAACGCATCAGGAGGAGCGAGAATGGATAATCAAGAAGCACAAGTTGCAGAACAGACGCAAGCGGATGCACCGCTAATTAACCCGCAATCAGAGCCGGCAGCCGAAGCGCAGCAAGAGCAGCCGATGCCACTATTCGAAGAACAGCAAGCTGCTACAGATATTGATGATGATGATGGCCCGATAGAACGGCCTGATTATTACCCGTCTAAATTTTGGGATGAGGATGGCCCGGATGTTGAGAAACTTGCAAAGAGCTATGCGGAACTGGAGAAGCAGTTTAAATCTGGGAAGCATAAAGCTCCAGATGGTGATTATGATGTGGCGTCTCTTGTTGATAAAGGTTTGGACCCGGAAGATGAAACAATGGGCATCTTCTCTGAATGGGCTAAAGAAAATGGCGTCAGCCAAGCTGCGTTTGAAGAGCTGGCTGGGAAAGTCCTAGACGTAAGCAAAGTTGAGGGCGAGCTTTTCGAAGCAGACCGCCAAGCAGAAATGAGCAAGCTAGGCGAGCGAGCACAAGAGAAAATACAGATGACCGAGCGGTTATTGATGAAAGCGCCTCTTACAAATGAAGAGCGCAATGCTCTAGCTGTTGGCTTGGATAACGCAGATAGCATCAATGCTTTTCTTAAATATCACCAGGCGCTAACTAATGAAGGCATCCCGGTACAGGCAGCACCGTCAGCTCCGTCTATGACGCGAGAGGACCTGGAGTCAGCGATTGCAGACCCTCGTTGGCAGTCTGAACCAGCATGGCGGCAAAAGATTGAGAAGCAGTGGATGGAGGCTAATTCCTAGATATAGTTGCCAAAGCTGTTAAAAAGGTGTAAATATGGTATTGAAGGCTAACCGCTCCGGCCCTTCTATGGGATGAACTCTCTGGCCGGCATGACCAATTTCATGCAAGCGACTGCCCGTAAGGATAACAGTTTGCGAAATAGTAGTAACTCTAATTAGGAGGTTCTAGCTATGGCGCAGAACGTAACCACAGCGTTTGTTACCCTTTTCGAAAGTGAGGTTAAGCAAGCGTATCAGTCTGAATCAGTGTTGCGCGGTACAATGCGTACTCGTACAGGTGTTCAGGGAAATACTGTAAAGTTTCCAAAAATCGGTAAGGGTGTAGCAACACCTCGGATTAACCAAACTGACGTTACCCCATTAAATGTGACCTATTCGCAGGTGACCGCGAATATGTCAGATTTTATAGCTGCAGAATATTCTGACATCTTCCATCAAAGTCACATCAATTTTGACGAAAGACGGGAGCTAGTCGAAGTCGTGTCAAAAGCGATTGCCAGACGTATGGACCAGATTTGTATTGACGCGCTCAATGCAGCATCTTCTCCATCAACTGTTGCGACAGGTATTGGTGGTGCAACCTCAAACATGAACATCGAGAAGCTGCGTGCAGCAGCAAAGGCGATGAATGAAAAGAATGTGCCAGCAGACGGCCGTTACTTGCTCATGCACGCTTCTCAGCTCGATGCTCTATTGGGTGAAACAGAGAAAAGTGAAGTAAACTATATCCCAGAAAAAACGAGCTTCCTTGTTTCATCAATGTTCTCAGCTGGTGCTGTTGCCATTGACGATGAGGGTATCGTTAAAATTAGCTGTACTGAATAAGGAGATTTGTAAATGGCTTATGATTCAGCTGGTTTAGCGACCATCGCAGCATCAAAGAGCGGCAATGCACCTAACGTGTATAGCTATAAGACTGCAGCAGACAACAAGGCTGCTGTGGCTGGCTCTGGCTACTTCGATAGCGTAGAATCTCTTATCAACACAGGCGATTTCATTATGAATTTCGCTAGTGATGGTGGGCAGCTTCTTGTCGCTACCAATACAGCGGGCGTTATTACAACCGCTGCTATTTAACTTCCCTGATGGGGGCTGTCCCAAGCAGCCCCCACAAACTTAAAGGAGAGCGGGATGGCTGCTGGTGATACCGATTTATCTATTTGCTCAGATGCTTTGATATTGCTGGGGGCTGCCCCGCTCTCTTCTTTTACAGAAGGCACAGATGCCGCCCAGGCTTGTGATAGACTTTATCCAGACTTGCGTGACAGCTTGCTTTCCAGATATCCATTTAGCTGGAGCTACATTAAGGTGCAGCTCGGCCGACTATCTAATACACCGATCAACGAATTTAAATACGCCTATGGTCTGCCTGGTAATATGTTATCAGGCGTCCAGGCTGTTTTTGAAACAAGCTCTACCAATCAACAGCCAATAAACGATGGTTGGGAAATTTATGGTCAAGAGTTTTACACAAACTTGGAATCTGTTTATATTGACTACCAGGAAAGTGTAGATGAAAGCAAAATGCCGCATTACTTTGTGCAGCTGCTGCGTACTGCTTTGGCATCGGAATTGGCCATTACAATCACTGACCAATCAACTAAAGCAGATTATTTCCGTACATTAGCATTTGGCACGCCGGGCGAAAATGGCCGGGGCGGTCTGTTCCGTGAAGCAGTCAACATTGATTCACGCGGCCGGCTGCCACAGATTATTGAAGATTATGCACTGATAGCGGTGAGATAATGGCTCGGATTGTCCAGTTTCAAACGAACTTTAGTGTTGGCGAGCTAGACCCTTTACTGCGTTCTCGCACAGATTTAAACCAATATAAAAACGCATTAGAGACAGCTGAGAACGTAACCATCCAGCCCCAGGGCGGCGCACGCCGGCGAGCTGGCCTGGAGTTTATCCATGACTTTGGTGGCAGCTTTACATCATTTAAGCTAATACCTTTTGAGTACAGCGTGGATGATAGCTATCTTTTGGTCGTAGTAACTGGCCGCATTTATGTATTTAAGAACGGTACACTGCAGACAAACATCAACAACAGCGGCAATGACTACATAGCGGTAGCTGCAATTACAGCAGCGATGATTGACGAGCTTAACTTTACACAAGCAGTAGACACGTTAATTTTGCTTCACAAAGATTTAGAGCCGCAAAGAATTGTACGCAACAGCGACACCAGCTGGACAGTAGGCGCCCTGCCTATTTCTAATATACCTAAGTACGCTTACTCAATAACAACTACAGTCGGCAGCTCTTATACCATCACAGCAAAGCATAGCGGTTCTGATGCAAACATATTTACCGCCGCTGCCTCTACTTATATCGGTCAATATATAAATGTTGAACCTTTCGGCCGGTTGCGGATTGTTCGCAAGGTAACTGCAGCAAAGCTAGAGGTTTACTGCGAGGTGCCGTTGTTTGACACTAGCAACATTGATGATGCTGATTGGGAATATGAAGAAGGCTATGAGGACGTTTGGAGCTCTTCAAGAGGATGGCCCCGTTCAGCAGCGTTCCATGAAAGCCGCCTTTACTTCGGCGGCAGCGGTTCCAGGCCTAATACTATTTGGGGAAGCAAGGTAATTGATTTCTTCAATTTCGATATTGGCACTGCGCTTGATGATGAAAGCGTTGAAGCGACCATTAACACTAACCAGCTTAATGTCATAGTAAACCTAAACCCTGGCCAAGATTTACAGATATTTACCACAGGCGGTGAGTTTATTGTTGCCCAGGGGGCCAATGAGCCGATCACGCCTTCTAACTTTCTTGTGAAACCGCAAAGCCGCTTGGGCAGCCGGCCAGGCGTTCCTGTTGAGGATTTAGCCGGCGCAACAATTATCGTGCAGCGTCAGGGAAAATCTCTTATTAGCTTCCAATTTACAGACACAACTGCCAGCTATGGTGCGCAGCCGCTATCTGTTTTAAGCAGCCACTTGCTCAATGACCCGGTAGACCTTTCTATACGCCGGGCAACATCAACAGACGAAACGGACAGGTTGTTTCTGGTCAACGCCGGTGATGGCAGCATGGCAGTTTATTCTATTCTGCAAGCTCAGAACGTCATAGCGCCTAGCAGATTTACCACAGACGGTGAATTTATAGCTGTAGCTAACGAGCTTTCCGACACTTACGCAATCGTTAAAAGAACAATAAACAGCGCTACGGTGTACTACCTGGAGAAGTTTAACGAAAGTTTGACGCTAGATAGTGCTAAATCGGGCGCTGCGGCCTCCTCAGTCACTATGGACCACCTGGAAGGGGAAACAGTAGAGATTGTAAGAGACGGCGTTCTGGAGCCTTCTCAGACGGTTCCGGCATCTCCGCATACGATTACATTTGGCACAGCTGCTACAAGCAGCTTCCAAGTTGGCCTTAATTACGATATCACAATCAAGACAATGCCAGCTGAGCCGGCGCTGCCCCAGGGCACTGTCCAGGGCGTAAACAAAAGAATTGTCCAGGTAGATGCTATTGTGCATGAGACGCAGAACATGACCATTAACGGCAAGCCGGTTGCTTTTAGGCAGTTTGGTTCCAGTGTCTTAGGGCAGCCGGTCCAAGAGTTTACAGGCACAAAAACCGTTCATGGGTTGCTAGGTTTTAGCAACACTGGTCAAATAACTATTAGTCAAAGTGTTCCGTTAAAAATGACGGTGCTAGGCATCGAATACAGAATGAGTGTAGGAAACTAAAATGGCACAAATGGCAATGGCGGGTTTTTCCGCATTTATGCAAATTAGGGCAGGGCAAGCGCAAAAAGCGATGTATAACGCGAAAGGCGCTGAAGCCATTATACAGGGCCGCGCGAAAGCCATAGAGGCAAAGCAAAAGGGCGTAGCAGTATTGCAGCGTCTAAACGAAACACTTGCCACTACAACTGCCAGGGCAACTACAGGCGGTGGCGTAGTAAGCACACTAGCGCTTGACAATTATGCTATGAAAGAAGGCACTGGCGAATATTATACCACAAAAGACAACGCTAATATAGCTGTTGGCCAAGCTCAATTCCAAGCACAGATTTATAAAACTGCCGGCAAGCAAGCGATGTTAAATGCTTATGCAAGCGCAGCCGGCACATTAGGACAAGGACACGCTAATCAAATGCAAGCTGGTGGATATCCTTCATTCGGATGAGGTTTAAAGTATAATGGCACGCAGACCTAGATATCAAAAAGTAGGCGTTGGATTAGACGCACCAGCCCGCACAGATTTTGCCGGGCTTCGGGAGACTGCACGCGCTGCACAAAACATTTCGGCTCAAATAGACCGCATGAGCCAGTTTGTTTATAAAGAGCAAGCCAGGGCAGCTGAGCAACGCGGGCAGCAGATGGTAGCAGATATCGGTGCGCAGCCTACTTTGCAAAAGATATCAGCTGCCGGCGGCCCATCAAACATTGAACAACGCGCTGCTTATTCAACAGCAAATCGCATTGCTGCAGCTGAAATAGAAACACAAGCGCAGCTTGATATTGATAAAATTATAGCAGATGCGGAGGTAAACGAGCTCCCATTTAGCCAAGTGCAAGCGCAACTTAAAGATATTACCGATGGCTACCCGGCAGCGCTATCTGATTTAGACGCGCAAACAGCTGGCATTTTGCGCCAACAGCTGCAAAGGACTTCTCAAAAAGCTGAAACTTCTTACAGCATTTTTTATAACAAGGTGCAGATTAAAGCAGCCCAGGGGCGGGCGCTGCAGGGCATAGATGTACGCAGACGCAATGTTTATAAAACAGCAGCCGGCCAAGTTTATGATGAATTTGGCGATGTAGACGTTTCTGCTAGGGATGCTTTGGTTGATATGGAGCTGCAAAGTCTTGGTCAATATATGCGTGATTTGCAGTTTGATGAAGATGATATCAGTAAAATTTTGATAGAAACAAAAAACCAAAGTTTCACAGAAAGCACATTGTTCGATTTTAGACAATTAAATTCACTTGATGAAAAGCGTGCTTTTATTGAAGAGCAAAGAGAAAGGCTGCCAGGCATTATTGGCGAAGAAGATGCCAGGACTTTAATGAACAGGGCAAACTAAATGATCAACAACTTGCAGCGCTGGATGCTAAAGTTGGCGGTTTAGGCGAATATGGCGCAGAGGCAACAGAAGATTTATCCAAGCTCAAGCGCATGAGCATGGCGATGCAAGGTTTCCGGCAAATGCCGCCGACACAGCTACAGGATACAATTAACACCATGCGCACCGGCATTGCGGGCATGGGTGGTGATGGTGTCGATACATTGGAAGAGGTAGAGCTGCTAGAGCAAGCCGAAACATTGCTTTCAAATATGAACACACAAATTGCTAAAGACCCTCTGTCGCACGCTATAAAGTTAGATATTGTTTCTATGCAGCCGCTGGATATGTCTTTGCTTGGCTCACAAGACGAAGGTTTGCAGATGCAAGCTAAAGAGCAAGCAAATGCCAGGATTGGTGCGGGTTTACAGGCAGCGTCTCATTTTGGTACAGAGCCTACGTTTTTGACAGATGAAGAGGCGAAGGCGATAACTAATGTGATGGACAATGGCAATGTAGGGGAGCAAATGGCACTGCTTACTGGCCTTTACACCATATTTGGCGAACAGCACGTTTCAGACGTTTTCGCGCAAATTAGCCAAAAGTCTCCAGAGGTAGGGCATATTGCTGGTTTGATTATGACCGGCAACCATCAAACAGCTGCAGACGCGCTGGCTGGTATGGATATTTTGCAGCAAGGATATAAGCCGCCAGAATTTACGCCTACTAACACTGACACAGTTTACAATGAACAACTTGCGGATGCTTTTGCATTTATGCCAGACTCTATGATTGCCGGCAAAGAGATAGCCAAAGCATTATATGCTAAGCGAGCGCAACGAGCCGGGCTAGACCAGTTTGATGAAGCCTTGTGGAACAAAAGTATAAGTGACGCTTTTGGGCAAAGCATGGGTATGGGCGGTGTTCAAGACGTTTTTGGCAACAAGCTGCTTATGCCTTCTGATGTAGGTGCAGAACAAATAGAAACAGCATTTAACAACATGACGCCAGATGATTTATACAGAGCATCTGGAGTGAAATTAGGCGATGAGCTTTTTAAGTTTATTTTTAAACCGGCAGAAGAGGGAATAATATTTGACTCAGATGCAGAGTTTAACAGCGATGATTTTAGGATAGTGGCTACCGGCAAGGATACATATGTTATTATGATGGGTGAACCTGGCAACACATCATCGCGGATGGTTGAAGGCGCTTATGAAGATGAAATGGGTGGCGCAGAAGGTAGCAGACGCCTAGAGATTAACATCAAAAAATTGTTGAAGATGCAATGAGCTTTGTATTTAAAAAAGCATCAGAGTTTGATTTAGCCCAATATCGAGGCGTTGATAAGCCAGACCCAGGATTTGTGGAAAGTTTTAGGGCTGCCAAAAAAGCTGCTGAGTTGAACGATACATCTGTTAGCGAAGCAAACGCATTAGAAGAAGTGTGGGCGCCTATTATCGAAGAGATGAACAACAGAGGCTCTGGGCAAACTTTTTACAATCCGGCCACTTCCTACAGAACAGCTATATTTGACGAGAACATACAAGAAGCTAATTATTCGAAAGCTATTGGCAGTATATTTCAAGAAATAGAAACAAACGATGAGTTTGCAGATTTGCGTGGCAAGTTCGATAGAGATACATTATTTGAGCAAGCTGCACAATTAGCCCGCGATAGCCGTCAAGATTATTTAAACACAGTACAAAACATATCAACCACATCATCTACAATCGGGCAATTCGCCGGCGGCGCTGTTGGCGTAATAGATGATCCTGTACTTGTTGGTTCAATGTTATTTGGTGGCGCAAAAGGTTTGTGGCAAATGGCTTTCCAAGAGGCAGCGTTAGGCGCCGGTTCTGAGGCTATTATACAAACTAAAGTAAAGGAATGGTATGCCAGCACTGGCCAAGAGTACACGGATGAGCAATTTTGGAACGCTGTAAAGTTTGGTGCAGCTGCCGGTTTTGCGACACCATTTGCTTTTAGAGGTGCTGGAGAAGTTATCAACGTAGGCGGCAAAGCCGTTAACTTGACCGTAGACCAGCTAAAGTCTGGGGTAGCTGCGCTGCGCTCAGCTGGCGTTAAATCAACTTCAGAAGGCCGGCTGTTGGAACAGCTGGCAGATGATGTGCAAGCTGTTGATGAAATAAACCCGCTTGCGTCAGATGTTGAGATGCGAGCACAAGCAGAGCATCAGTCGCGCGTACAGGACGCTACAGCGGCTGTAGAGCGCAACCAGGCGCCTACTATACCAGATGTTCCTAAAGTGCCTCCCAGGGCCGCAGAATCGGCTTATGAGGCAGATAACCTAGATGGTACTATTTACCGCTTTGACCCGGATGAGCTGCAAGTAGATGCAGAGCTTTTTCAGTTTAAGTCCGGCGGTGATGAGTTTGGTGTAACTGAGCGGTTGCAAGGCATCAAAACTTGGGATGCAGTAAAAGCCGGCCAGGTAACTGTATTTGAAAAAGCTGACGGTTCTCGCTTTATTGCAGATGGCCACCAGCGTATGGGGTTGGCCAAGCGCATCAAAGCACAAGACCCGAGCCAGGATGTGCGCTTATATGGGCACATATTACGCGAAGTAGATGGGTATACTGAAGCTGATGCAAGAGTTATTGCAGCTGTTAAAAATATTGCTGAAGGTACAGGAACAGCATTAGACGCAGCTAAAATACTCAAGGATGCACCAGAGCGAATTGGGGAACTCCCCCCCAAGTCTCGCTTGGTGCAGCAAGCAAATGGCCTGGTAATGCTGTCAAACAAGGCATTTGGCGCAATTATCAACAATGTTGTGCCGGCTAACTATGGGGCTATAGTAGGGCGGTTAATACCTGATGATGAGGGTATGCAAGACGCAGCTATAGCTGTTTTAAACAAAACGCAACCAGCAAATGAGTTTCAAGCAGAAAGTATTGTGCGGCAAGTTATGGACGCCGGCGCTGAAACTAGGACACAAGAAAGCTTGTTCGGCGAAGAAATAATAACAGAAAGCTATTTTGCAGAACGTGCAAAAGTATTAGACCAGGCAGTTAAGCAACTAAGCAAAGACAAAGCTGCGTTTGCAAGCCTAGTACGCAATCAACAGCGCTTGGAAGCAGAAGGCAATCAGCTAGCCCAGGCGGCAAACCAAAGGAGAGCAGAAAATGACTCCCAAGCAATCGGGCTCCTCCAGGCCCTTGCCAACAGAAAAGGGGCGCTCTCAGACGCCCTCACAGCCGCAGCCAAACAAGCCAGAGAAGCGGGCAGCTACGGACGCGCTACTGACGGATTCATCGAAGCTGTCAGACGAGCAATTCAAGAAGGCGATTTCGATAGGCTCGCGGCTGGCGATGCTGGACGCATTGTCAATGATACAGCGCAAGGCAGCCCTCGCCCGGCAGAACCAGAACCAGACGTAAGCCTGTTCGATGATCCAAAAGGCCAGGCAACGCGCGAACAAGCTGACCAATTAGAAAATGACATTAACTCTGAGATTGCTGCAGAAACAGAACAAAACATATTTGTTAGAGACGAAGGCAACCCAGAGGCTTTTATCTCGTATGAGCTTCAGCTGAAGAAAGCGCAAGGCTTTAAGTCATTAGAAGATTTGATGCAGCGCGGCGCTAAAAACCATGAAATGCTTACAAAAGCAATAGCAGAAGCAGCGGAAACAGTAGGCGCAAAACCTAAAGCAGCGCCATTAAAAGGCGCAGCGCGGGTGCAAGAAAAGGTGCAAGATAAATACGCTGGCGATTTGAATAGAATAGTAGACGTTGCTAGAGGCGGTATTGATGCGCCTACTCCAGCAAGCGCTAATGATTTTGTAAATGCTTTAGCGCGCAAATTTAAGGTGTTGGATGAAGGTTGGACAGTTACGCCTGAAGGTTACTTTGACAGAAAACTGTCAGTAGTGATGCCTGATGGGCAGCTGGCAGAGGTTCAAATTTGGGCTCCGGGGCTGTTAGAGGCAAAAGAAGTCCGAGGCGGCCATAAGCTGTACGAAAAATACAGAAGCAAAGAAACACCAGAGGCCGAAAGACAAAAAGCTCTGGAAGATATGAAAGCTCTATATGGCAGTGTGGCAGATGATCTGCCAGTAGAATGGCGCGAAATTATAGGCGGTCAAAAGGAATCAGGCATTGTGCCGCCTAACCGGGCAACTAAAGAAGAGATGAGCTCTATAGAAACCTCTGGAGAGCCTTCATCATTAAGGACTTCTTTAGACGATATTGGCCTCCAGGAGCCATCAGCCCCTAAAGATATCATTGACCCATCATCGCCTTCTATGGCGGGGATGGACTTGTCTACTAAGAAAAATCTCATTCAAGCCTCCAAAACAAATATAGATATCGCTACAGAAGAAGTCAAGCCGCCAGCGGGATTGATGGCTTTACTGCCTGAAGATGCGCGAGCTGAGCTGTCCAAGATGTTTGATGAAGTAGACGCATACAGAACAGAAGAGGGTAGGATACCTATAGGCAGTGAGCTTGATGAAAATGGCAATGCGATTGCTGTTACTATGACCAGGCAAGAAATGTTAGATGAATTTGAGCAAGACAGAAAAATGTTAGATAGATTAAGGGATTGCGTCAAATGAGCTTAGAGCAATGTATTATTAACGCCAGACAAGAAGGCACCCTAACAGACAGCCAGGCTAACGAAGCTGGAGATTTGTTCGCGCAGCTCGAAGCAGAATACGCCACCAGGATGTCACCAGGGCAAGCAGCTGCACAAGCCGGCCAGGATACTTTCGATGCGCTGCAATTCCAGGTTATACAGCGCAAAAGAAAAAAGCTGCTGGCCTATCAAAACTGGAAGCAGATAACCCGGCAGCTGAATGAATATAAAAATTTCAAAGGCGAAGCAGACCCGGTTGCAGCTGCGATAGCGCACTTTGTTCCTGATGAACGCGCTAAATATTCAAACCTGGAAGCTAGAACACAAGCAGTAAAGAACGCGGCAACCCGGCAGCTGTATGATGTTTTAGGTACTTTCCGTAAAAATTTAATAGGCGGCACGCGGAAAAAGGCGAAACTGAAAGATATGGTGCGTGAAGTATTTGGAGAAGATACTGGCAATGCGCACGCTAAAGAGATGGCGGCTGCCTGGTCAAAGGCGTCTGAGTATTTGCGTCAGCGGTTCAACGCTGCCGGTGGCGCGGTTGCAAAGCGCAAAGATTGGGGACTGCCGCAATTTCACGACACACTTGCTGTGCGCAAGGTAAGCTACCAAGAATGGCGCGATTTCATTGCGCCAAAGCTGAACAGGCAAAAGATGATAGATGAACAAACTGGCGCAGCTTTTACAGAAGCCCGGTTAGAGCTGGCCTTGCGTGATGTATATGAAACAATACGCACAGATGGCATGGTTAAATTAAAGCCAGGCGGTGTGGGCCGGGGCAAATCTGTAAGCAGCCGACACACTGATCATAGATTTCTGGTATTTAATTCTGCTGATGAGTGGATGAGTTACCAGCAGCGTTTCGGCAATCCAGATGCTTTTGACACAATGATGGGCCATATCTCTACTATGAGCCGCGATATCGCAATGCTCGAAATACTAGGGCCGAACCCGCAAGCAACTATGAACTTTATGAAACAAACTATAGCCAAGCGTGCTGCCGGCGATGTTAAGATGGAAGATAAAGCACGCAAAGCAGCTAAATCTATTGATGATTTGTATGGTGTTTTATCGGGGCGCAACAATAACCCTATTGACTCATTTTGGGGCAATACATTTGCCGGTCTTAGACAGCTGTTGCAGTCAGCTCAGCTAGGCGCTGCGTCTATAGCAGCTATTACAGATGTAAACTTTCAGCGCATTGCTCGCGCATCAGCCGGGCTGCCGCAAACAAAAGTGGTTTCTGACTATCTCAAGCAAATGAACCCGCTAAGTACAGAAGAAAAAGGGCGCTTAGCCATTCGGCTTGGCCTTATTGCAGAAGGTTGGATGAGTATTGCTGCAGGGCAGCAAAGGTACGTTGGCGATATATCCGGGCCAGAGATAACTCGCCGGATAGCAGACTTTACCATGAAAGCATCGTTCCTTTCCCCAATGACCAATGCCGGGCGCTGGTCATTCGGCATGGAGTTTTACGGCACACTGGCCGATAATGTCGGAAAAACATTCGATGAGCTAGATGATGCGCTGCGCAACACAATGGAAAAATATGGCATTGGTTCTGATGGTTGGGATATCATGCGTTCTACAGAGCCGTATGATTGGGAAGGTGCAAAGTTTCTGCGTCCAGAAGATGTAGAGTTTCGTGGTGACATTAGCCCGCGCCTGGCCAGAGACTTGTCCACAAAAATGATGGAGATGATTGATACTGAAATGCAGTATGCGGTGCCTTCCACAACCACTAAAGGCAGAACAGCATTAGTAGGCGAAAGCCGCCCAGGGACTGTTGCCGGGGAGCTGACGCGCTCGTTTGCTATGTATAAAGGTTTTGGTGTTAGCCTGGTAAACTTTCACTTTGCGGATTTGCTAATAAGTACAACTGTCATGGGTGCGCTTGCACTGCAGCTTAAAGAAATGAGCAAGGGGCGCGACCCTCGCCCTATGACAGATACGGAGTTTTGGTTGGCTGCTTTTCTGCAAGGTGGCGGGCTAGGCATTTATGGTGATTTCTTGTTTTCGGATGTTAATAGATTTGATAGAGGTTTAGCAGAAACGATTGCCGGGCCTGTTGTTGGCTTTGCTAACGATGCAAAAAACCTTACGATTGGCAATTTAATTGAAGCAGCAAACGGCGAAGATACAAACATAGCATCAGAGATGATAAACTTTGCTGGCCGCTATACACCAGGTTCATCATTGTGGTATATGAGGCTGGGGCTAGAGCGCCTGGTTCTTGACCAGATGAGAATGGCCACAGACAAAAAGGCTAGGCAGAAGTTTAGAAAGCTCGAAGGGCGATATCGCAGAGACACTGGGCAGAAATATTGGTGGCGCCCAGGACGGCGCGAGCCTAGTAGAGCACCAAATATTGAGAACATTCTAGCGGAGAGACAATAAATGTGGTATATTCACACCCATAAAGGAGATATTTAATGGCCGATATCCCTATTAACGCGATAGACAGACGCATCCAGTTTACCGGGAATACTGGTACAGGGCCGTTTGCATTTACTTTTAACATCCTGGCAGACAGCGATATCGTAGTGTATAAAAACGATACGCTGCTTACGCTTACTACAGATTATACCATTTCGACTAGCGCGGATGGCACCGGCAGCGTAACGCTTACTGGCAGCGGTAATGGTACGGCGCTTGTCTCGTCTGATTTCTTAACGATTGTCGGCGGGCGCCAGCTTGCCAGGACAACTGATTTTGTTACTGCCGGCGATTTGTTGGCCAGCTCATTGAACGAGCAGCTGGATAGTAACGTGATCATGGTTCAGCAGCTGGATGAAAAGATTGAACGTACTTTGCGTATCGACCAATCTGATGTTACAGCTGATATGGTGCTGCCTAAAAAAGATAACCGGGCTAACAAAACCCTGGGATTTGATGCCAATGGTTTGCCGGCGGTTGGTGAAGAGATTGGCGATTATAAAGGTAATTGGGCAGCGAGCACGACCTATGCCATCCGTGACCTGGTAAAAGATACCAGCACAAACAACATTTTCCGGGCTAATACTGCGCATACGTCTAGCGGTTCTCAGCCTCTTACAACTAATACCGATAGCGCAAAGTGGGATTTGATTGTAGATGCGGCATCTGCGACTACATCTGCTAATGCGGCTGCGGCAAGTGCTACAGCAGCCGCCAATAGTGCCACACAGGCTACTACAAATGGTGCGGCTCAAGTTGCTTTGGCTACAACACAAGCCACAAATTCCGCAACATCAGCCACAGCATCGGCATCATCAGCCACAGATGCTCAGGCAAGTGAAGATGAGGCAGAGGCTTGGGCTATTAAAACAAATGGTGAGGCTGTCACTGGACAAGGCTATTCATCTAAAGCATGGGCTACTGGCGGTACAGGCGTTAGTGACACCGCTGGTTCTGGAGCGTCTAAAGAGTGGGCTGTTGAGCAGTCTGGAACTGTAGATGGTACTGAGTATTCTGCAAAAGAGTATGCCATTGGATCACAAGCTGGTAATTCAAGTGGCTCTGCAAAACAGTGGGCTTTAGGTGGCGGTGCATCATACGCAACAAACACTACGGTTGATGGCTCAAACTACTCAGCAAGGTATTGGGCAGAGCAGGCGGCTGCAAGTGCAGATTCCGTAGATGACATTTACCTTGGCGCAAAGTCATCAGCCCCAACACTAGATAATGACGGCAACGCACTGCAAACTGGTGCGCTTTATTTTAATAATAGTTCTGATGAATTGTATGTTTGGAACGGCACAAGCTGGCAAGTTACAGCAGTAACCGCTTCCGGTTTTGCCACGGCTGGCTTTTCGATAGCCATGAGTATTGCGTTATAAAGGAGTAAATCATGGCGCAGAATTTTAGACGTTACACATTAAATGCAGTAGGTACTGCGGCGGCAGATATACCAGATGGTGCAAACTTTGACAGCTTTGACACGCTGGTTGGTATTCACTGCACTAACATTACCACTAATGCGGTGAATGTTGATGTGTACATTAACGATGGCACTAACAATATTTATTTAGTGAAAGGTGCGCCTATAGCGGCTGGTGGTGCGTTACAGATAATGGATGGCGGTGCGAAGATTGTAGTTCAATCAGGTGACAGGCTTTATGTGCAGTCAGATACAGCATCATCCGTTGATGTATGGGTATCGGCTGTTGATGCAATTAGTACATAGGTGAAGCATGGGATATGTAGGCAATCAAACATCTAACAGCTACTCCTCTATGGATAAGCAGACCATCACTGGTAATGGTGGTGCAAGCTATACGCTAACCCACGCTGTAGCCAACGTAAACGAGATTGAAGTATTCGTTAATAACGTCCGTCAAGAGCCTTCAGTAGCTTACACGGTAGCTGGTACTGCTTTGACCATGACAGGCGGTGCTGTTACTACTGACAAGGTTGCTAATAATGCTATTACAGCCGCTAAGATGTTTTCTTCGTTTACAAATGGTATTATTGAATTAGACCAGTTTAGACTTACTGCTAACTTTACAACAAACAATGCTACTATTACTGGTTTTGAAAGAACTGATGATGCGACTTTTTCAAAACTTGGAACAGGAATGAGCGAAAGCTCTGGTGTGTTTACTTTTCCAAGTACGGGTCTTTGGGTTGTGATTGGAGTTATGGATTTAGCATCTACCTCAGGAGATACCGTAGGATATGAGGCATATGCAAGTAGCGATTCTGGTTCAAATTATGACAGGATTAGTGTTGCTTATAGTGGGCATGGAAGTGGTAACGGAAGCACTGTGGTTTTTAATGTTATTAATGTAACTAACGCTTCTAACTTTAGGTTTAAAACACATACAATCTCATTGAATAGTGGCTCTAGGGTTTCTGGTGACACAGACACTAATTACAGTAGCCTTTCGTTTATACGCATAGCGAACGCACAATAGGGAGACTGACATGGCATTATCTAAAATACTACCAGCCTCCCAAGAGCAATATGCAGGGGCTAGAAATCTTATCATCAATGGTGCGATGCAAGTGGCACAGAGGGGTACGAGTAGCACAGGAATAACTAGCAGTGGTTACAAAACTGTAGACAGATTTAAAACAAACATCTCAAGTCTTGGAACATATGCCCAAAGTCAATCAACATCTGCTCCAAACGGGTTTGCTTTTTCTTTAAAAATGGATTGCACAACTGCGGATGCTTCCCCTTCTTCTGGTGACTACTTAAACGTAGCTACTATTTTTGAAGGTCAAAATCTGCAACACCTTAAAAAAGGAACGTCAGATGCTTTACAGATGACCCTTTCTTTCTGGGTAAAATCAGCAAAAACAGGAACGTATATTGTTGAGTTTAATGATACAGACAATTCACGTTCAACATCACAATCCTATACAATTTCATCTGCAAATACTTGGGAAAACAAAACCATAACTGTACCTGCTGATACTACAGGCACTTTAACAAATGACGAAAACTCATCTTTAGAGGTTATCTTTTGGCTGGCGGCTGGGTCAAACTTAACCAGCGGAACGCTGGCAACCGTTTGGGAAAGCAGAACAAATGCTAATCGTGCGGTAGGCCAAGTTAATTTATCTGACAGCACCAGCAATGATTGGTACATCACAGGCGTACAGCTTGAGGTAGGCGATACAGCCACATCGTTTGAGCATCGTAGCTATGGGGATGAGTTGGCTAGGTGTCAGAGGTATTACTGGCGAATTGTTGACGGCAATACACAAAGTATAGGAACAGGCACTTACTACAGTTCAACGGCTCTTGGTGTAATGCTTCATTACCCAGTAACCATGAGAGCCTCGCCAAGTAAAGTAGTAGGTGGTGGCACAAATTATTTTAGGTCTTGGAGAAATGGCGGCTCTGATGATTTTAATGGTTTTACTAACTTTTATAATGTAGGCAAAACTGCGGGATATTTACAGGGCGAAAGTGCAGATGGTGTATCAGGAACTTCTGGTCAATCAGCACTTGTTGTGACGAATAACGCAAGTGCCTATGTTGATTTAGATGCGGAGTTGTAAAAATGGATAACATGACAATTACAAACGCACAGTATTATAACTACCCTGATGGAACACAGGCTGGCGTAAATGCCACCATTGACGGCACAGAGATGTCAGTACCCCTAGACACAGCCAACCGCCACTATGCTGCTATCCTAGAATGGGTAGCTGACGGCAACACAATACAGGATGCAGACTAATGCCTTATATTGGGGTCGCTCCCTCAAGCGGATTATTTAAGAAGCTAGATGCAATCACTGTGGTCAATGCACAAGCGGCATACACCATGCAGTACAACAGCAGTAACTTCAAACCCGCTACTGCTGAACAGCTTATTGTATCTGTGAACGGTGTTATCCAAGCACCTAACGATGCTTACACAGTGTCTGGCTCAACAATCACATTCAGCGAGAACTTGGTTACTGGTGATGTGATTGACGTATTGCTAAAGATGCAATGATTAGAGTGAACGACAACGAACTTACCAATGACGTAACCATTGCGGCAGATGAACGTGCGATGGTTGCTGGTGATTTCAAGGTGTCAGCTACTCTTACAGTGAACGGAGTGTTGACCATTGTCTAAATTATATGTGAACGAAGTCCATAGTAAGACAGGCTCTACTAAGGCACTTGAGATTGATAGTAATGGTATTGTAACACAAGGTTCTCCTGTAGGATTTAGTGCAATTCTTAATGCCTCTTTGTCTATTACTGCTAACAACAGTAGGTTTACTGGCTGGGATATAACAACACAGATGTATGGTGGTTTTAATACAGACGGTGCTGGTGGGACTATGCTGAACTTAACTACAGGCATAGCACAAGTTCCTGTTACTGGTTATTACAGCATCGTTTTTAACACAAGAATAGATGGTTTTTCAGGCAGTTATCATTATGTGGATGTAATTAAAACAGATTCTTCTGGCACTTACAGTAGCCTTAATGCAACTTTAATATCTAGAAGTTTAGAAAGTTCTACTGCGTCAGACTACACAGAGTTACAAGCACAGTCTGTAGTTTATTTACAAGCCAATGATTATATTGCCGCTTATTGGAGTAACAGTGGCGATAATAATGTTACTGCGGCTAGAGAAACTTACTTTTCAATGTTTAAAGTAGGATAAAGGAGAAAAACAATGGCATCAATAATTGGCGTTGAAACGCTCCAACATAC